CCTGCACATCGGCGTCCAGGGCTTCGGTTTCGCCAAGGAGGCGCTGCACGCTTGCGATGGTGGTCAGGTCCATGGGGTTGCCCTATTTCCTCTCCGGCGGCGCCTTAATCATCCGGTCTTGGGGCGGCCTGGAGATGCTTTTTTCTTCACGGGTTTCTTGCTCTTGGCCTTTGCCTTGGATTTGCCGCCCGGCAGCCGGGGCTTCTGACCCTGGAAAATTGCCCATATATCCCCCTCATGCCATTGGCCGATAATCCCCAGGCTGGCTATGTGAGCCTTCAACGCGTCCAAATCATGATAGGTCCATAGCTCCCGGCCCGGTTTGGCGTCATGGCTCAATACCTGAAAGCTGAGATGTCCGCCGGGACGCAGTAACCGGTGCGCCTCCCTGAGATACTGTTTCACGGTCCCGGTATCCGGGATATGCTGAAAAGTGATAATCGAAAAGGCGAAGTCGAAATAGCCGTCCAGGGGCAGGTAGGTGTTGCCGTCGCCACCGCAATGCAGCAGCTTGATGTTGCGTCCCCCGATCATCTTCTGCCCTTCGGCAATCATGGCCTGACTTGCATCAAGCCCGACACAATGCTCCGCGCCCCGGTCATATAAGGGGATCAGCAATCGCCCCAGGCCGCAGCCGATCTCCAGGATTTTGCGGGCCTTGGCGGGCGGATTAAGGAGGTCCAGGTGGCGCCGGATGTTCTTGTCAGACCAATCGCCGGTAATGACCTTGCGCAGGCCGTCCAGGGATTTATCATCGAAGAACTCTTTAACGAAGCTCCGGCTCATGATTTGCTCTCCATAACATCCCGGTAGACCGCGGCCATGTCCCCGCCCATAATTTTCAGGCTGGCATTCGCTTTGCAATATTCCCGTGCAGCCCGCCCCAAATTTAGGTGGCTCTCGCCGCTCAGGGCCGCCAGGATTGCCGTCCTATAGTCCCCGGCCTCATAGTCCACCCTGATTTCCGCCGCTTCATGGACGCCGCCCTGCAAGCCCGTGCGCCAGATCACCGGTACGCCCTTGGCCATGGCCTCAAAGGCCGCACAGCAAAACGACTCATAACGGCTGGTGTTTACCAGGACCGCCGTCTCGTTCAGGAGGTCCCAATAGTCCTGTACCCGGTAGTCAGTCAAGACCTTGAACTCATAACCATCCGGCAAGGTGAGTCCCTGCATGATTTCTTCCATGAGGGGGTAATTCTTGGCGTGGCGCCCCGTGTCACCGGCCCATAGGACATATTTGCGGGTTAGCCCTTCCCGTGGCCGCAGCAACTCGGTATCGACTCCATGGCGAATGAGCCGCACCAGCCGGCGGACCCCAACCTCTTCGCTGTGATTCAACCGGATCACCCGCGCCCGGTAGAACCATTCCGGCGCATAAGGGGCCAACCATCCCTGGTAATCCTTCAAGGGCGACCGGGTTATAGGGCCGATGATATCCGGGGCCGGGAGTCCGGCTTGGAATAGACTGGCGATAATCTTGGTATCATCGACATGAGTCACGTCGGCATCATCCAGAAATTCCCACACCTCGCCGGGGGAACAAAAGCTGTTACGGAAACGGGGGATAAGTTCAATTTCAGGATGGCCGGCCAAGGAAGCCAAAATGGCGTAATTGGTGGCACAGGTCCCGCCCCACTTCTCATTCAGGCCCTTAAGCACACCGCCGATATATTTAACCCGGATCATGTCAACCTCTCGCTTTTAGCCGTAACCAGCCCGATGTCTATAATCCCCAGCCGCTGAATCTGCTTAATCTGCTGGATATAGCAGGCTCGCAAATCCGAGCCGAAGCCGGTATCAGGCTTAACGGTGATCTGATTCTTGTGGACCCGGCGATTCATTAAGGGCTTTTTGTTAGCGCATACCGCTTTGATCTTGGCGGTGGCCAGCCGTTTCATGAACTCGGTATCCGCCGCGCAGGGCCAGGGCATGAACCCACCCATCGCCAGGAAGATTTTTCTTCTGATCAGGAAAACGCCGCACGTTTGCTTCTGTTCCCCGGACTCCATGTCGAGCCCTACCATATAGACCGCTGCCCCTTCTGGACTTTTGTCGTGCTCTAATAGATGTTCAATCATGTCGGGCGAGGCCGTATCGTCCGCATCGAAAAACAGGAGCCGATCATGCTTGGCCAGGGCCGCCAGACTGTTCTTGACCAAATAAGGACCGTAGTTATTACTGAACCAATGGATCTGCAAATTTTCATAGTTCTGCGCTATTTTGCGAGCCCGCCACCGGGTGGATTTGCAAGCGTCCACCCCCAGGAGGATTTCGTAGTTGCCACCACGGGATAGATGGGTTTGGGCCGCCAGCGAATCGAGACACTCCTGCAGGAAGTCCGCCGCTTTCCACGCCGGGATGATAATTGAGATGTCCCCTCCCGGAGCCATGGAAGTAGCCGGGAGGGGTGCTTGAAGCGAAGGGGCAGTAACAGGCTTTACCAGATCAAGTTTCCAGGCATTCAATCGCACCAGTTCCGGGGAGGGGTTTTCCAACAACTCGCCGCCCCGGACCATCCGATGAAACGGCAGCTGGATTGAGTAGCCCGCCTTGACCCGGTAAACCGCCTGTGTCGCCTGTTGCTGCATTATCGGCCCCTTAAACGCTGAACTCCACGTCGTTAACCTGAGTCACCGGCAGGATGGCGGCGGCCATGAGGATAATGACGGCAGCGCCTTCCATAACCGCCACTCCGCCCGTATCCAGGACCCGGAGATAGCGTTGCCGTTCCCGTAGGTTCACCCGGCCCACGTAGACCGTGTTGTCGTTGCTTGCGGTAATAGCCGTGAAGGCGGCGTCGGTAACGTCGGCGTAGGCGTCAGCGACGGCGTTGTCTCCCGATTCCTGGACCTTGAAAGCGTGGGAACCGGAGCCGGTTACAACCCCGGCGGCCACTACGATCAGGGCCTCATCGAAGCCCCGACAATCCACTCCGGCGCCCTCATTGGCCCCGACCTGGAGAGACTGAGGCAGGAGGCTATGAATCGCCTTGATGGTTTCGCTTGCGGTATCTTTGGGCATGTCACACTCCTTATGTCACGGGGGCCAGGAGCCGCGGCAACCTGACCCCCTTTCAGGGTTTATCGATGTTAGGCCGCGGCGATCCGGGCGGTGTTGCAGAGACAGAAGCTCTCGGCGTGCCGCAGGGCGATGTCCACCTGAGTGATGATCCGCACCCAAGTCTGATCGAAGGCGAAGGAAGTCCCGGCCACATTGGAGCCCAGGATTTCAAACCCCAGCCACTGGCCGATGAGCATTTCCGCCCAGTTGCCGAAGAAAATCTCCGTGCAGTTGGTGGAGCCGCCGGTCGTCAGGTTAATGGGGAGTTCCGTGGTGTTGGCAAAGGGATAACCCAGGACCGCCTGCAACTGCGCATCGGTCAGGGGCAGCATGGGATACTCGCCGCCGGTGTCCCCGGAGAAATAAGGGTTCCGCAGCTTCTTGAGCACCCGCTTGATAGCCGGGTGAAAGATGAATCCCAGGCGACCGCGCAGAGCCTTGTCAACCGAAAGCTCATACTCCATGTCGGGCCAGGGATTAACGAAGTCGGGGACCGCCCCGGAGCCGGTGCCCAGGGTCACGGTATTGATGCCCGAAGTGTTTGCCACCCCCAGGGGCTGGTTCTCGGAACCGATGCCCCGCAGGCCCGCCGTGTCCACTGCCAGGGCCGCGCCCATCGCCAGGTCCTGGCGCACCATGGATTCAGCGTCCGGGCTGGCCATGCGCACCAGTTCGTTACTGATCTGCACCATGCCCGTCAACTTTTTCGGCACCATTTTGAGCTGGCCGACTTCCAGCATGGAGGCGACGATTTCCTTGTTCTCGCCGGTCCAGTAGAAGGTGGCGCCGCCGGTTTGCTTGGCAAAGACCACCGGGGCACTCACCAAGCCGGAAATGAGCCGGGCGCCCATACGGACGCAGACCGCCTCTTCCTGGAACATCTCGATAAATTCCGGCATAGCCTGCATGGGCACCAGGTAGCCGCCTTCACTGTCGGTCCCGGTGCTCATGGCTTTGGTGGTTTTGAAGACTTCCGCCTCCAGGCCGGCCCCGTAAGCATCCCAATCATCCATGGCCTTGCCGGAGCGGATAGCCCGCAACGCCCGGCAGATGGAAAAGGATTTCTTCTCCAGGTCCAGCCCGGGCACGTCGGCCCACTTGCGGGTCTTGCCTTGGGTTTCGATTTCCTTCAACCGGGTTTCCAGTTCCCCGTATTTGGTCTGGAGTTCGGGAAACATTTTGAAGGCGTCGAGGATGGTGATGGGCTTATCATCAACACCCTTCACCGTCTCGGCGAGTTTGGCCTGAATATCTGCGAGGAGTTCCTTAATTTTGTCCATATCGACTCCTATGATTTGCACACCGTAAGGTGCAGGTTTTGGGTTAAAGTGCGCAGTTCTTCTATTTCCGCTCCCGCTTCTGCTTCTTCCGCCTCCCCCGCTTGTCTCTCCCCATGAGGCTGTTCGCCGGGGTTCAACGCGAGAGAGTAAATGCTCTGGTTTTCGGGTGCTTCTGCGCTTTTCCCGCTGTCATCGGCGGGTTCGGATGCGTCCAACACCTGTTGGATCATGGCCTGGGCATTCTTTAAAGCCGTTTTGTTTTTGGCGGACAGGACGGCTCCGGCTTTAAGCTCCAATTCGCTGATTTTGGTTTGCTGGGATTCAATGCGGTCACATAAGGTCGCAATCACATTGGCGAAGTGATACTTTTCTTCCTTCTCCCCATCCTTGTAAGAGGGTATTGCCGGATATCCCAAGGCTTTCAGGCGATCATCAATATCAAGCCAGGGATTATCATCGGCGGATTCCGCAGCGGTGTGAGCGGATATAGACGGGTCTTTGTATCCCGCAGGAGGATCAACCTTGAAATCCTCAAAGGCCTTGACTTGCTCCTGAGAAATAACCCCCTTCTGCACCGCATTCATCAGGGCATAAGGGTTAGCCGGAACCGGCACGGCAGAGAGTTCGTAAAGGTCCTGCTTCGTGTATTTGGTGCCCGTCCGGGGCCGGTAGCCCTGCTCATCCGGTTCGCCCAAGATCGGTTCCCATTCGAGGCCCTGGAACCCAACAGAGGTAGCCCGGAGAAATCCGCCCAGGTAGAGCTTATAGACCGTTTCCGGCGTGGGGACATGGGAAGGCCAACCGGCCACATTGACTTCTTCATCCTTGGGAAAGTAGACTTGGAAGGACAAAGTGCCGTCCGCCTTGGCAACCTTCCGAGTCGTGCCCACCGGTGGGACGCTATAGTTGTGAGCCCACAGGAATTGAGGGTTTTTCTGATAGTGCTTCAGGTCCCAGCCTTCCACTTCGATGATATCGCCGTAACGGTCCACGTCCGCCGTGGAGCCGATGAATTCCAGGATGCGGTCTTCCGGGTTGCCGACCTGGCGGACCTGAAAATCAAGTGCTTTGTGAGTCAGCTTCATGGCCATTCTCCTTCTCATAAATCGGCGTTAGCCAGGTAACGGGGGTGGAGACTTTCTCGCCTTCCTGGCCGAATATGAAAACAAATTCTTTGGTTTCCGGGTCCTGAAACGCATTAACCAGGTCGAGCCCGGCAGGGACGGCATCCTCCACCAGCCGAATTCTGAAGGTATCCCCGGAAATCGTGATCCCGGCCTTGAACAGGACGGCCAGGATATGCGGGTTGATCTTGACGCCGCAGCGCTCAGGCATTGTTTAATCCCCCACCACAGGAATTCCCACACACCGGCAAGAAATGATCTCTCCCGCCGCCCCCTCCGGATCACAAGGATACCGGCAACCGTTCGGGAAGGTCTGCCCCCGCTTGCGCTGCATCCCGGCCTGCGCTGCATGGGTGTCACGCACCTCCCCGTCCCCCGCCGTGCCCCACTCGATGCTTTCGACCTTCAACTTGTCCATGGCCGCATCCCGGGCCGCCGCCATACACTGGCCCGTTTCGGTCCTGGCGATGGTCAGGCTACGGGATTCGGTGAAATTGAAGACCTCTCGAACCCGCTCTTGCAGCTGTCCCGCCGACTCGGTATTTGCCAGGCCCTCAGAGATAGTCTCCCGGAGCTTTTCCCGGGTAAGGTCATTGATCTGCACGACCTTGATGAGCTTGTCCTGCAATACCTCCAGGGCGGCGCTGTCCTGAATGACGAACTCGCCAGCATCAACGCCCAGTTCGGCATAAATATCGCTCCCGGCTTCCTGTCCGGCGTTCAGGTAGAGTGGCCAGACTTTAGCCCTGAGCTTGCCGTTTGCCTCTGTCAGGTTAAACAGGAGGTCGTCGGGCTCTACCGGAGTTTCCCGTACAAGGCCCTTGTCGCCCAGCTTGTCGGAGATGAGCTTGAGCTGGAGCTTGCGCTGATCGTAGAAATAGCTTTTGATCTTCCCCCGGAATTTCTCTTCTATGGCGGTGCGCAGCTTGTTGTACTTCTGCCAGTAGCTCTTGGCGTCGCGCCGGGCCGGGGCCGGGAGGGCTTTGCGGGGCACATCTTGGACTGACAAGACCTGCGCTTTCTGAGGTTCGGCGGCCGGGGCCTGAACTGAATCGGCAGGCTGCAAGTTGAAGGGCAGGTAGCCAATCCCGCCGCCGTCGATTTCCGGGAGCCCCATATCCAGATATTCGTTGATCACGTTGGCCGGGTAGCCCATGCCAAAGAGCTTTTGGGCCTGGCCCAGGAGCAGGTCCCGATCTTCCTGGAGGGCCGGGATGGATTTGCGGTCGAACTCCGGCCAGACCTCCGGGCCCGTGATACCCTGGCAGAGCTGGCTCCATAGACAAAACTCGATCAGGGTCATCTTGGGGTCAAGAGTCGTCTCCCAGAACAGCTTCCGGCGCACCTTATCCTTGGCGTAGGAGCCGGTGTCATCCTCAATGCCAAGTTCGCCCTTAGGTACCTTGTAGATACCGCCCAAAATTTCATCCCGGTTCAGCTTGCGGCCTTCCAGGAAGAGCATGTCCGATTGAGAGATGCCGGTCTGCTTGTAGGTGATCCCGCCTTCCAGGAGGGCTATCTGGTGGGCCTTGTCAACCCCCTGATGGCGGTCGTTCCATTGGGCCAAGAGCCGGTCGAACTCCTCTTGTATGAGGTTTTCCTTGCTCTCCAGGACAGCGCCGGGCTGTGCCCCGTTGATAAAGAAATTCCGGTTGTATTTGGCGGCATAGTAATCCTGCTCAAGGCTCAGTTTTGCAACTTCTATGGGGGACAGGCCCCGGTAGTCATCGTAGGGATTGAAATAGCGGGCGTGGACAACCTCATGGGGCAGAAGGGGGACGCGCTTTGAGCCGTTGGTGTAAATCCAGCCCCGGATCAGGCCGTTTTCGCCGGGGACGTGCTGAAAGCGGCTCGGATGAAAGGTCCAGATTTCCTTGGGGACCTGAGTGACATTTTCCCGGTCCAGGATATAAAGAGACTCCCCGGTAATCCCCAGAAAGATCAGGGTGGCTTCGATAAGTTGGTAGCCGCTCATCATGGGATTCGGAGTTTCAAAGAGCTTCACCAGGGGGCCGGACTCCACCAGGCGCTTGTCCTTTTTGGTCCCGGTGTAAAAGCTCAGGGGCACTCCGGCGATGTTCTGGGCGATGGCATTGACGCAGGCGTAAACCCAGACGTGCTGCTTGTAGGGCATGGTGACACCGGGCATGAGGCTGGCCAGGCTGAATGAGCCCGCCAAGAACATCTGCTCAATGGCGCCGAAGTTGGGGGAGGCAAGAACAGGATCGGCCTGGCGCACTACCAGGTCACGGCCCGCACTCGCGCCGCCGTCCCCGAAACCGCTTAATCTCTGAATGTAGCTGAGTCCCCGGCCGATGAGTCCCATATGGAAAAACTATCGGGGAAAAAATCGAATTATGTAAATGGGCATTTGTGATTTTGTGGATTTTTATTGATGCAGGGTAATGGATTGATTATTTAGGCGAAATCATTTTGTAGGTGGGTATTTCCCGGGCCAGGACGGCCCTTGGGATTTTTTGGCATGATATTTGACGTGGTGGGTTTGGAGCAAAAAAAAAAAGAGCCGGAGCCCCGAAGGACCCCGGCTGAAATGTTACGTCGTGTGGCGTCATGTTACGTCATGTCATTGACCTCCGCCTTTTCTATAACGTCAGTAGCATCTGCCAAGCCTTGATAGTAAGCATTTGCCAATAAGAAATGCAGGGAATGCTCATCGACCATTATAGGCTCCAATAGAAAAGAAACCCTCTTATGACAAAATTGGTAAAAAGGGAGTGGGATTCTCTGGTCTTGTTTTATGCGATACATTAATCTACGACTCATCGTCAATATCCTCCCGCCGGGTGTGGCGTCACTGCACCGCCCTTGCCGCCTCTAAAAACGCCTCCGCGGCTTGCGAGTCCACGACCTCAAAGACGATCTCATCCCCGGAGCCGTCTTCGAACTTGGCTATTCGGCGGCCAAGATCATCGGTCCAAGCGCAGATAAAACGCCAATTTTGGTCAAAGGTAATCGTGATGATTTGCTGCCCATTATTTCCCATTTTTAATCTCAGGTTCCTTCATAGGGCACCTAAACCGCGGACAGGCACAAATCTCGCATACACACTCCCCGGTTCCGGTACAGACTTCACGGTAATTAGGGCAATCTGATTGCTTCGTGATGCTGTCCTTGAAAAACTTTGCATCGGCCAACCAATACCGGATGGCATAGCCGATAGCGTCTTGCATTTCATGACACACATCGAACAGGGATTCTTCTTCTTTGAGGTTGTTGTTAATGGCATGGTAAATTTCTTTATCGCAAACGGAGGGGAACCGATGCGCCTCAATCGTATTCGCCGCCAGTAGCAGTAGATATTTAAGTCGGGGACGGTCAATCATTGGTTTATTACCTTTACGGCCTGATTGCCAGGGACAACGCCGTCCCGATAAGCCAGACAAAGATGAAAACGAATCCCAGGAGGGCGCAGCCGATGACTACGCCCAGGATTTTTAAGAGATAGGTGCGCATGGGGGCTCCTTATCCTTCCGCCATATTGTCGGCCACCCAATATCGCACCGTGTAGGCCAAGGCTTGGCGGAACATTTCTGCTTCATTGAACGAGATTTGATGCTCTTGTAAGAAGTTAAGGGATAAGGGGTCTTGGCCCTTTTCCAAGGCATCAGCCGCCGTCAAAAGCAGAAACTTCGTTCTCTTGCGTTCTGATTCGGTGATAGGTGTCATGCCGCCCTCCTTACCATCAGATATTCTACGCCAGCCGCAGCAATCACGGCCCTCCCTTCCTCCGGGGCGCTTATCAATCCCCGTTCAAACAAGACGCGCATGGTGTTGATTTCGGCAAATTCCAGGGCCGGGAGAATCCATCCGGGGCCGTATTTATGGTGGCTTTTGTTGCGGACTTCCCGGAAATAGGCCACGGCCCCGGGGTGATTTAAGGCTTTTAGGACCCTGAGCTGGGCGGGGGATAGGGTCACGCCGCCTCCTTGGCCACCGCCTTAACCTCCCCGTCCTCAAATACAAATCCCTCATTCAGGGGCTGCACCTGGCCGTCCATGAGCACCCATACCTGAAGGTACGGAGTGGGCGAGGGCCTGGCGTGGTCGGTGGTGGCGAAGAT